CTTTTATTGAGCCCTTGTGGATCAAGAAAAGCTAGTTTGCTATCGGACGTTGAAGCTGACCAGCTCACCTTTCGGTTTCACCTATAGGTCATCTAAAAAATAAGGTTCATTAAATCTTATCCTTTAAATGGCTGGTAGTTAAAGTAAGTTCCTCTCATACTTCTATGACAGTTTTACCTTTGGGAAAATTGAATTAGGAGAAGGGAATGACCCTTTGATACCACTTTAGTACAACTGAGGTTAGTCATACCCTTTACTCTCTTACCATATCTAAGCACTAGAATATCCGATAAAAGGTAAAGTTGTGATTCCTAAAACCTATTCTTATTAGTTTGATTTATTTCTAAATCGTTAAACTCTTGAGTCTAGCATTTTGAGTCCTCTTACTACACCACTAATCCGGTAACACTTTTCTCCTTGCCATCCACCAATTTTGGTAGGGTTCTCAACGGACCTTCTACACGCGTTTCAGCGCAAGGCCACCCAGAGCATCTTCTAGATGTTGGGCGATGGCAAGTTAACTTAATCAATCCTTTGTTTTAGTACAAATGTGACAAACTATATCACTTAACTAAACCACTGGCTATTTGAACTTTCTCGAACATAAGGAGGAACTTTCTTAGAAAGATCCACCAAATGCTGGAGAACGCGTAAAGGAGATTCAGAGGAGAGCTTACGCTCAACCTTTTTATCTTCAAAATGTCCTTTGAAATGACTTTCAATGGATTCAAATAGCTCGATTGCTTTAAGAAGTTCATCGAGAGTATGATTAGCGCGAGGATTGAAATCCTCTCACTCTTTCAACTGACGATTAACTTTCTTATCGAAAATCATCATCGTAAAGAAATCAAAACAATCTCGTTTCGTAACATCAGGTAAATCCTGAAAGTTTGGAATAAGATAGTCCAGAGTTCTTTCTTTTAATGATTTAAGATCAGCGTAGTCTGCTCCCATGTCGAATCCCGATGGTAAACTCTTCTGTTTGAGCATTATAATTTTTCCCATAAGGAAAACTTTAAGTCAAACTTCTTTATTGATTCTCAATCTCTCCATCCTTTTGCTTAACTGAAACTCCCTAACTCCTTTTACTCAATAAGAGTGAAGAGTTTGGTAGAGAACAGGTTCGCGAAGAGATATCAAGATTGTAGAATATCAAGATTGAAGCGGGACCTTGGGATTATTAACCAGCCCAATTAATCAAGAGTATGTAAATACTTTTCGATTAACAAGCATAGTCAATAAAGCCAGGAAACCCGGAGAAGATGACCCCACAGAGTATTTACTCTCTCTAAGCAGATCCACTACATAACGAGAAAAATTAGATAATCCAAGACCTTTACGAAGTAAAAAGTCGAGGATATTAGCTCTTCCCATTAGTGAAGCAGAATCACTTAAAAATGATTTTCACGATAGAGCAGAAACATCTACTCCATTATGTAAAACCACCTTAGCAAATTCTACCGTAGCATTTTTAGCAACAACAGATTTAGAGAGATTGATCGGTACACCGTATTGATCCATCATCTCCAAATATTGAGTAGCGACCTTTTCATCAAAGATCACTATATCATCACCTAATAGTTCATAACCCTCAAACCAATCTACCTTACGATAAGATAGCTGGTAACAGAGCTGAACAATTAAATGATGAGTCAATGCTAACATTGCTCAAGAGGATAAAGCACCCATAGGTTGACCAACAGCATATTTATACCTTTGGACTTCAGCAAGAGCATTACCAGGACCGGGATATGCTACCCTAAGGTAGTAATATCTATTCCGGACCAATAGGTCAGCTCAAGCTTCGGCCATTTCGGTATTAAACAAACTACTAAGAAGAGCAGTTTGAAGTTTAAGCGGCAAGCGATCAGTAGCAGCGGTTAAATCATAACCAAAACTACATCCTGCTTCCATTGACTTCTCACCAGCTCTCTTAATAGATGCTGATTGATCAAAGGTACCATCATTTGGAATTGCCTTAAGAATCTTAAAAAGATAATTATGCAATCCTTGTAATGATATCTGGGTTCAAAAATCTACCATGGCGAATACACGGATTTTCCCTGCAGCTTCATTCTTCGTTGATAATTGCCCAAAAGGGTAATGACCTTGAGTACCACCCTCTCAAATCTGACCTTGTTTCAGGTCTTTTTCCGATATTTCTGGTCGCATAGTGCGATCAAAAGTTTCAGAAAGAGTCTCCGATACAAAGGTTTTGAAATAAGTAGGTGTTCCTAGGTTAGCTAATTGACTTCCAAACTCTCGAATGTATTTTACATACAAGAGATTGTAAGTCTGGTTAGTAGACTGAAGAAACCGGATTAAACTCGAGTATAATTCCTCGGGCATAACCGGTAAATCAGAATACAACCCTTTTCAGCTTTTATCATGAAGAGGAGAAGCTTTGGATATCATAGATATCTCTGACTCCAAATCAAGGTGTTTAGGTAAAAAAGGACGAAACACTTTTAAACCTAGACCTCCTTTGATGAGGTTACAGAAGGTATCCAGATATTCAACATTTCCTTTAAATGGATCAGTAATAGTAGATAACTTTAACTCACCAGGAATAGAAATAATTCTATAAATGGAGAATAAAGTTAATCAATAACGAATAACAGTGGATGATCCCTTTCTTATAAGAACCCTATCACTAGGGGGTATAAAAGAAGGAAGTCCATTTGTTAAACGGGGTAAGTTGATATCAGGATTGATTTCCCGAAGAGACTTAACCCTATTACCGGCTATTTTTTTAGAAATGGCAAGTTGACCAGCTTTAAGAAATGCGACTACAAATTTTGAACCATGTTTCTTATTTAGGTAAATAAGATAATGGAAAAATTTGAGCATGAAGTTTAGTCTTGTGGTATAACCTCCCAATTTAAAATTAATGGCTTTTAGAATTCTAAAACCATAAGTCTTAAATAGGGCTAATAATTCAAAAGAATTATTAAGGCTTATCATATTTTGATTAAAACGAACAGCTTTGATTAAGGAGATAAAAGTAATTTTATTTCTTTTAGTCATAGTCGTGTTTTATTAAATATTTGCGCGGTACCGGAAAACCGGGACGCCAGATAACTGGTCGCCTCAGACCCCCAACCTTGGATAATCAATTTAGTGGTTCAAGACTAAATTTTTCGTCTAAGGTTGAGTAAAGATGTCGTTCATCTCTAAACAACGAATCCAGAAAACCTTGTAAAGTTTTTTGACTCTACTAAATCAGTGAGATTGTTAATTCTATTAAGAATCAACCTGATTTGGCCTAAAGGAAGCAAGCATCATTCTTCTAAGTGATGCCCA